TATACGCCTCACCCAATAGAGCCTCTTGGGAGTCTCAAGCATATACGTACAAATCTACTCACACAGGGGCAGGTACCCAGAATCCTAAATGTAATGATTACACTTCAGGATCACTTGGATTTACCAAGAGCTATGGTACTCGCTGCGGCCAGGGGTGGTGCTTCGCACCACCTAATCCTGGCCTTGCTCGTAGTGTGCCGCCGCAGCCTAATACCAAAGTGTAATGATTACGCCTAAATTACACAAAAACCTATGACCAAAGCGTGAAAATCAGAAATAAAAATACAAAATAAAAATAATTGACATATTTGAAAAAATATGATATGCTCAGGGGGTAAACCGTCAGAATGATGGTTGAGTAGGGGGGGATTAACTGATTCTAATGTAGTTAAGAGATATGTCAGTTACACATAGGTTGTAAATGCATTATTCGGCATACGGCGAGCGAAGCGAACACCGGAGTGGGGTGCGAAGCACCGCACGTAGGTGGCTCGCTGGGGCCATGGTAACGTAATGATTACACTCTTGACGGCTTCAGATCTGTGTGGTATCTTGAACTAACTCCTCCCCAGTTTGCGTCGGGGGTCAATCAGGGTCCTGGACAACCTAGATTGGCCCCCTCACCCTTGCCTTTTTCCCCCATTTGATATACACTCCCAATATGGCCAGCAAGAAACCTCAACCCTCGGTAGCATTACGAAAGCTACGCCCAGTCAGAGGCCCAGGTGCCTTATTTTCTACCACAACTGTCCGCATGGTTGAGCGCAGGTTCCAAGTTGTGACACTACGGAGAGAAGGTTATACGGTACAAGAAATAGCTGATGTGTTGGGTATAAGCACTACTCTGGTCCGGTTGGACATACAGGAGACTTTGAACCAAACTATAACTGAGACAGCGGAGACTACAGAGGAGAACCGGCAGCTACAGATTGAGAGACTCGACGGGTTAATCAAGGAGCTTATCCCTCTGACCAAAGCACAAGAGGTGGATGAGGTGAATACCTCTCTTGAGGGTGGGTTTATCACCCGGTTGATCCCTCCAAGCATCCCCGCAGCACTCGCTGTGGCCTCCATAGAGGCTCAGAGAGCCAAACTTTTGGCTCTTAATGTCCCTGAAGTCAGACGGCTGGAGGTTTCGGGCGTCAGGGAGTATGTTGGGGTCGATGTTGACCAAGTTTAGGTCAAAAATGAGCTTATTTGACCCTCTTATAATAAGGATACGGCATTTTCGGCTATTTCCTTCGTTTTCATCACTTTACGTTGTTTTTGGCCGGATTAGGGTATGAGGGAATACAAAGCGTCTTTAGAAAACGAGGATTTGCGGGTAGCATCCGGCTATAAGATCAAATACCACCCTTTTGGGGCTGCACAGGAGCTATTCCACACTAGGGATGAGGAAACGCTCATTGTGGGGCCAAAAGGCACTGGAAAGTCACTCGCGGTGCTCCAAAAACAACATTTAGTGCTCTCCAAATACCCAAGTGCGCGTGGGTTCATGGCCCGCAAGACCCGCGCCTCCATGACAAACTCTTGCTTAGAGATGTTCCAGAACAAGGTCCTGAAGCCTCCGGATCGAGTACACTTCCATAAACAGGATCAGCAGTTCCTATACCCTAACGGATCGGTGTACGCTGTCATCGGGCTGGACAATGTAGACCGGCTGAACTCATCCGAGTGGGATTTTGGGTTCATTCAGGAGGCAACGGAGGCCACAGAGAACGACTGGGAAGTGTCTACGACTTGCATCCGTAATGGAGTTGTACCCTACCAGCAGCTTGTGGGAGACTGCAATCCCGATAAGCCAACACACTGGTTGAAGGTGAGGTGTGATAAGGGCCTTACCAAGATGCTGAAGTCTAGGCATGAAGATAATCCAAAGTTCTTCAGCCACACTTCTCAGGAGTGGACCCCAGAGGGCCAACGGTACATTGATAAGCTCAAAAGGCTGAGCGGAGTTCGGTACAAACGGCTGTATTTAGGGGACTGGGCTGCTGCCGAGGGGGCTGTGTATGAGACTTGGGACCCCCATATCCACCTAATCTCTCGTAACTCTCTCCCACTAGACTGGACAGAATGGCCTCATTATTGGTCTATCGACTTTGGGTATACCCACCCCTTCGTCTGGGCGGATTGGATGGAAGGTCCTGATGGCCGACTGTACATGAATCGGGAAATTTACAGGACCCGAACATTGGTGGAGGATTTTGCTAGAGAGATTATGGAGTTGAATGATGGGCTTCCGGTCCCCAGAGCCATCATTTGTGACCATGATGCTGAAGGCCGGGCTACATTTGAGCGGCATACTGGGCTGCTTACTCTTCCAGCATATAAAGGCATTCAGGCTGGTATCCAAGCTGTACAGAAGCGGTTATTGCAGGATTGGGGCGGAAACCCTGGTTTGGTCCTGCTTCGTGATGCTCTTGTAGACGTGGATGAGGCTTTGAAAGATGCGGGTAAGCCCTACAGCACCGAGGGTGAGTTCGATGGTTATGTGTGGGATGAGAAAGTCAACAGGCTGGTGAATAGTAAGAGGGATGAAATTCCGGTTGATTTGGATAATCATGGGATGGACCAAACACGCTATCTTTGCAGCTTCATAGATTCCATTGCGGACGACCCAGAGGATGTGGACGGCCTGATGATCTGGGATGATGACGTGAAAATCAGCTTGTACTAGTAGTCCTACGCTTATACTATGACTGTGAAGCCATTTCCTTTGGAGAAATACGATAATGAAGATACCTTGGGAGGCCGTAACAGCCGTAACTGCTGTGCTCTTCTTGCTGGCAGCCATCTTCGCCTACTATGTGCGCCGAGTTGTTCGTGAAGAGTTTGATTTGTTCAAGGACAGTTTGGATAAGATATATATGCGGTCATCCGAGTGTGCCGCATATAGAGTCGCTGAAGTATCTTCTATATCTGAACAGTCGAGGCGCATAGATCGGCTGGAGGATGCGGCTGCTGGGTAGGTGCAGTAAATAGGTTGCAATAATCCGCTTTAATGCTGTATTCTACAGACTGCATAAGGAGTATCCCATGAAAAATTGGAAGACTACATTGCTCGGTTTTCTCTCCGGGGGCCTGAATCTGTATGCAAACGGAATGACCCCAAAACAGATCTTGATGTCTTTGGCCCTAGCCGCTCTTGGTTTGGCGGCGAAGGACTACGGCGTGACCGGCGGCTCGCTCCAGAAGTAGCTGTGTAATCATTACACGGCGGAACTGGCACCAGCCATGCACATCCTTCGAGATATACGCGACAGGTCTATTGGGGCATTGGTAGGTGCCCAAGTGGGCGCTGAGGCTCTGATAGACCATGCCAATGCGTTGGAGGAGGCCAATATCCGCTCCCAGGAGAATTTGGCCGATTTGATTCTGGCTGAGGATGATGCTGGCTGGAATGAGTATGGTGCCTCTGGAGCCAATTGGCAGTTTCCTCGCAGTACTCTTAGGAAAATCACCGCTCGTTCCCGCCTGATGTATCTCGTAAACCCCCTGATTCGCCGGGCTGTCACAGTCCAGGAGTTGTATGTGTGGGGTTCTGGGGTTGAGATTAAGGCTGAGGATAAGAATGTTGGACAAGTCCTAGCGGACTTCTTCTTTCACCCTAAGAATCAGCGGATAGTGGGTGAAGCGTGGCCGGAGCGTGAGCGTGAGCAGCGCATTGACGGCAACACATTCTTAGTGTTCCATCTGAATAAGGTGAACGGCACTGCCCGTGTCCGAGTCATTCCTGTGGATCAAGTCACAGACATCATTTGTAACCCGGATGATGCCATGGAGCCTTGGTACTACTCCCGTGTGGCCGAGACGGGTGTGGATTTGGATGGGGTGGTGAATGATAAGCAGTTTGGTTCCACTGTCCTATACCCAGATATTGACTACAATCCCAAGGTGAAGCCATCCTCTAATAAGGATGGAGCCAAAATCATGTGGGATACACGAGTCCTGCACATCCGCACAGGTGGTCTGGCCCAGATGAAGTTTGGGATGCCGGAGTTGTACTCCACCTTGAACTGGGCCACCGCATACAAGGGCATTCTTGAGAACTTCGCCACCATTTTGAAAGCCTACTCCCGTATGGCCATGAAGATGTCTGGTCTGACGGGCAAAAAGGGTATTGCGGCGGCAAAGTCCAAGCTGAACACCAAGATTACATCTGGCAACTACGGTGACTCGAATCCTCCAACCAACACAGCGGGTTGGATGATGCTCTCCGGGGGTGTCGATGTCCAAGCGATCAAGACAGCCGGTTCGACTACCGGCCCGGATGAGGCACGCGCCCTCCGATCCATGGTGGCCGCTGGATCTGACACCCCTGAGCACTTCTTTGGAGACTCCGACATAGGCAATTTTGCCACTTCCACGACTTTGGACCGGCCTACTGAGTTGAAAATGGTGAGTCGGCAATTGATGTGGAAGAACGTCATCAGTCATATCTGCCGGAAGTTGATTGAGTGGTCTACTTTAGCTCCTATGGGGGTACTGAGGCAAGCTAATTTCAGAGCTACCATTGGGCGGGACATATTTGATGGCACCAGGGACGTAATCATTACACCCCCAAGCGGGGGCAGTTTGAGTGTTGAGGTTGCGTTCCCGACCATTTTGGATCGGGATGTTACTGACAGAGTGCGGGCTGTGGTTCAAGCCGCCACTCTTGGGGGAAGCCCGGCTGAGGGAATCATCCCCGACCGTAAATACCTGTTCAAGCTGCTTATGGAGGCTTTGGGCAAGCGCGACGCCGAGGCTCTTATGGAGAAATTCTACCCTGAGCCTGTCACGCAGGGGTTCATCGACCCGGCTCAAAAGGCTGAAGACGATCATTTGACGGCGCTGGGGCGCAAGGCTCTTGGGGATGCGGCCATTAAGCAGGCTGATGTGGCCAAGACCAATGCCGAAAAGCCCACTCCCAAGCCTGTAGCTGCCGCATCTGCTGTGAATAAGTAGTGGAATTATACCCTTTGCGGGTGCGAAACTAAGGATCGGAGTTGGATATGCTCTTTACCCAGACCACAGAGTTTCAGGAAGGTAAGTCGGTCATCATCTTTCGGCAGGTGGATGAGGCCACAGCAGGCGTAATCATTACATCCGAAGGTGAGGCTGTGAACGTCCGAGAGTCCGTGGTTCTGGAAATAGCCACCCCCACGAAGAAAAGCCCACTTCCTCCATCCATCCCTATCAAGATCATTGGCCCAGGGTGGGGTTCCATGGCCTACTACCCCAAGGAAGTCTTACAGCGGGATGGACCGGGCGTGTTCAAGGCCGGGACTCATATGATGTGGAACCACGCCACCGGGACTGAGGAGTCAGAGCGCCCCGAAGGGAATCTGAACGACTTGGCCGCTGTCCTCACTGAGGCTGCGAAGTGGCAGGATGACGGCCCGAAGGGTCCGGGTCTGTACTCAATGGCCAAGGTGTTCTCCGACTTCTCTACCCAAGTGTCAGAGAAAGGTCCGCACATCGGGGTGTCCATCAATGCTGCGATTCAGGCGCATGAGGGCACGGTGGAGGGTAAGTCCGGGCGGATTGCGGATAAGTTCGTCTTGGCCTACTCCACGGATTTTGTAACAAAGGCTGGCGCGGGGGGTGCTCCTATCGTGCCAGTGGTGGAATCTCAGCGGGGGACGGCCCCAGCAAATCAGGAGGTAATAATGACCGAACAAGAGGCTGCGGCCCTCCAGACCGAAAATGCAGGCCTGCAAGCCAGAATTAAGTTGTTGGAAGCGGGGCAGAATCACACTCTGGCAATAGCCGCAGTGGGCGCTGTTCTCACGGAGGCTGGCATCGACTTCAAGCCGTCGCTGCTGGCGCGGGCCTGCAAAGACCCGGCGGTGAAGGAGGGCGCGGTCGATCCCGAATGGGTGAAGGCCATAGTTGCCGATTTCACTGCTGGCGAAGCTGCGGGCAAGGTAACCGGCATGGGTGGTTCATCCGCCGCCGAAGTCACGGATAGCACTAAGTCGCTGCGCGAGTCCTTGAAGGCTCTCGGTGTTCCCGAGGCTGGCTTGGACGCCGCCGTAGAGGGGAGGGGGTAACATGGCCGTCAATCGAAGGTATGCTCAAAACAACACAGTCCTGCCTCTGACTCTGGCAACTGCCCAGACTGCGGATCGGACTACGAACTTCGCCCTTTCCGGTGATCCTGTGGTCATCGGCCTGGTTCCCTGCGTGGCTCTCATCGACGCTGATGCGAGTGGCAGGACTGTGGCGCAGAAGGATGGCATTTTTGATCTGCTGGTAGCTGGTATTGACTCCAGCGGTGCCAGCGCGGAGGATGCCAATGTCGCGGTTCTCGGCGGTGACGCCGTGTACTTCGACAAGGATACTACCCCGCCGCTCAGCAAACGGGCTGGTGGGATCTTCTTCGGCTACGCCTTCGGGGATGCCGGGGTGGAATTGGTTGCAGCCGGGGATGACGAAACCGAGATCCCTGTCCAAG